TGCGGTCCCCGAAGATGTCGTAGGCGGCTTCCAGGAAGTCCCCCCACTCCGCATCCGACGCCCCGAGCTGGACGCGGTTCTCCTGGGGGTCGAACCCACCCGAGATCCCCGCCGCGCCCAGGATGCCGTCCACCACTTTCCGCCAAGTGGCGTAGGAGTCCGACCCCGGGGACGACCCCAGCACCTTCCCCTTGACGACCCACGACCGGATCAGGACTCCCAGTGCGCTCAGGTACTCCGAGCGGTGCTCCCTGATCCAGTCCACCGGGTTGAAGTCGAACTCCCGAAGCTCGGGGTTCGGCATCCCCGGATCGATGACGCACCGAAGGACGCGCCGGGCCATGTCACCATCGATCACGATGTTGTTACCAGTAGCAACCCACATGCGGTCGTTGGGGAGCGTGATGTTCGCGTTCTTCCCCAGGAGCCTGGCCGACCACCGGGGGGTGGTGAGGAGGCCCGCCAGGACCGGGGACGAGACCTTCCCGTCCACGTTGTCGAACACGACGACGCCCCCTTTCTCCTGGAGCACCGAGGTAACGGTCTTGCGCATCTCCGCATCCTCGGCGGGAAGCTCGGCGTGGACTTGGCCGCCGTGAAGCTCCGCCAGCATCGCGGCAAGGAACGACTTACCGGACCCGGCCTGGTGCGCTTCGATCAGGCCCAGCTTGTAGGGCCCGGGGGAGATGAAGCGGAGCATCGGGGTAAGCGCCATGCCCACCCACGCGTTCCGGTCCGCGTCCGTCACGAACGGGAACTTCGCGATGGGCTCCAGGATCATCCGAACCGCCCGGTGAACGTCCAGCTCGGTGGGCGCGTCCGGGACCGTGAACTCCAGTCCGGCGTCCGTGGCGAGTACGTACTTCGTGTCTTCGTCGTAGCCTTCGTCAGTCAACATCGTGCCGTCCTTCCGGAACAGGGGGACCCCGCTCACGCCCGCCAGGTCCCGGATGTGCTCGCACAGGTGCGGACGCGATGCCAGGAGCTTGGCGACAGGCAGGGGGAAGAGGTCCACCACGGGTTCGTCTTTGCTGGTGCGCTTGACCGTGGTCATGCACTTTTCGATCTCAGCGGCCAGACCTTCGGCCGTGAGCGGGAACGCGCCTTCGTCGTCCACGGTCACCATGACGCGGCCCTGGCGGTACAGATGCCCTAGAGCGCGCGATTCGTCACCCGCCAGTGCGGTCATGAGGTGGTACAGCTCCGCCCGGTTGTGGTAGGAGACCACCGGGAGCGTGAAGCCGGTTTCAGCGTCCACGTACTCCGCTCCGGCCGCCGCCATCTCCGAAGGGGTGGGGACGGGCGGGAGGTCAGCGGGTGGGGCGTCGGGGTCGTTCTCTCCGTATCCTGCGGGAACGTCCATCTCCCCCAAGATCATCTTGCCGAAGTCCTGGTCATTCGGCGTGCTATTGTTTGACATATACATCCCATCCCAGTTGTAGTTTCAGTTCGTTCGGGGTGTTATGGGCGGTTTGCTCCCGCCCTGTAAGAGGGGAAAAGCCCCCGGCGCAAGCCGGGGGCTTACTCGTATCTTACGCCGTCCCCCGGCGGCTCACTCCGGCGTTCCAGCCGGATTCGAAGGTCCGGCGCTGGGCGGCTTCGTCGTCACCGGCCCCGATGTCGGCCATGATCCCACGGCATACTTCCCACGCCTCCGCATACAGGAGGACATCCGCCGCCGCCAGGCGGAAGGCGGTCTTATTGAGGGTGTCGTTCCGCGAGCCTCCCGGAGCCTGGCGCAGCGTTTCCAGGGCTTGCCCGGTCTGGTACCGGGCCCAGGACGTGCCGGGCCGGGCCGCCCGCATGGCGTCCCCCTGGCGTTCGTACCGCCTTTTCTGGCACAGCTCCACGAGCCACGCCGGGGCGGTGGCGATGAACGTACGCCGCTCCCCTTCGTAGGCGATGACGTGGTACCCGCTCCATCCGGGGGCCCGCACGTACCCGCGCTCCCCCCGCACGTCAAGGCCCGGCCCCAGCCGGTTGGTGTTGCCCGTGGAGTTGGCGACGCCTTCGGACCACCGGAAGTACACGTGTGCGCCTCCCGAACGGGTCTGGACCATGAGCGTGTTCGGGATGCGGCCGTGCTTCAGGACCAGGTTCACCCACGTGTCCAGCCCGTCCACGCCCTTCTTCACGTCGATGTCCACCACGAAGACGTTCGACTCCTCACCCGTGGCGATCCCGACGCCGAACCCCGCGAACTCCCCAGTCCACCACTCCTGGATCACGTCGGGGTCGGTGGTGGCGAGATCGGGCCACGCCTTCACAGCGGGCGTGCCGGTGCCGGGAGTGAGCGGGAAGACCCGCAGACCCAGGCGCGAGGCGGCGTATGCCGCCGCTCCCGGGGTGGGGGCTTGGCCTCCCGCGCTGGTGTCTCCAAATTTCACCGTTGTCACATGCGTATCCTTCCGTCTTTGGTCGTCGGCCTCCAACACTACCCGGTGTGCTACCGTTATCGGAGCGGGGCCCGCCAACCACTAGTCACCAGACAACTACTATCGTTGTTCGGGCCGGTTGCTGGACTCGACACGGGCCCCGCACACGCGATTGACGAACGATCGAAGATGAAGGAGACCACCACCATGAACGAAGCAACACCCAAGACCCTTGACGTGCTCTCGGAGGAGTTCGCGGACTTCGCCCTGGACGAAATCGAAGAGTTCGACTCCTTGGCCGACCGCAGCGAAACCTTGATGGAAGCCGCCCACCAGAGCTTCAAAGCGCGGCTTCTGGGCTTCGGGTCCTCATTCAAGGACGGAGCCCACACGGGCCACATGCCCGGGACGGCCCCGGTTCGCGGGGAGCGGTGCCCGGCGTGCCGGTGGGCGGACGTGGCGATCATGCGCGTGGACACGTGCGAGGACAACCACACGTACGTCCTGGCGCTCATGGGCAAGTCCATCGTGCCGGGCGAAGACCACCGCATCCGCACCGTGTGGACCGAAGACCCGATGGAAGTCCTTCGGAACCTGTTCGTGCCGACCCGGGGCCCGCGCGCCAACGCGTCGGGCCGGAAGATCCCGTTCCCGAACGCCGTGGCCTTCCGCCACGCCGCGAAGGTGGACGAGCGGTTGGGGAAAGTGCTGGAAGAGCACGGCCACCTCATTCCCGACCCCGAGCCGGAGGCTCCTTACCTGGAGTTTTAGTGGAAACCGACCCCCAGTTGCGTGATACGGGACGCCGTGCTAGATTCTAGTGGTCTCTCCGAAGAGCGAAGCGAATTCACTCAGAGGATGCCGGTTGGGGGAACTCTCCGGTAAGGGGCCGCTCTGGTAGAGGGGTGGCAGGGCGGCCCGACATCGAACTTCACTCCCAAGATCCAAGATCAACGACGAAAGGACGCGAATGGAACTTTACGAACGAATGTATCTGGTCTTCGCAACCATCCTGTTCATCATGAACATGGCGCTGGCCGTGCGGAACATGGTGGCCCCCGGCGCTAAGGCGTGGCTCGCCATCATCAATATGGCCGCCGCTTTCTTCGTGGGGATCAGCATCCTGAACATGGTGGTGGGCTCGTGAAGACGCGCACCATCGCGGGCACAGCGGCCCTGTTCGGGGCCCTGGTCTTCAGTGCCGGATGCGTGGCCGAACCGGAGTCCGGGACGGTCACGGAGAAGGAGTACGAGGAGGCCCACAGCTCCACGACCCAGGATTGCCGAACCACCACGACCACGCGGAACGGCCGCACCACGTCCACGACGAATTGCACGCCCCGGACGGTCTACTACCCCGAGTGCTACGAAATCGACTACGAAGACGAAGCCACGGGCGAGACCGGGGAGGATTGCGTCTCTGAGGAGCTGTACGAAGCTCTGGAAGTCGGGGACCACTACACCAAGGGAATGAAGGTGTCCGATGCTTCGTAGCGTCTCCGAACGGTACGTGGAAGACCAGATCCGCCGGTACCCGAACCTGGACCGCGCGTACTTCATCAAGTCCGAGCGGACCGAACTCCTGGCCCTGGTGGCGCTGTACATCATCCTGTACGGGGCGGTCCTGTGGCTCCTGTGGGTGATCTCGGGGCCCGACTTCGCCACTGGAGCCGGGACCGCGTACCTCGGGTACACGGTCGCCACCGTGTGGGAGCGCCTGGGGCGGATCGCCGCTTTCAAGCGCTTGATGGGGGAGGACGACTAGTGGAAGAGTTCGTGGGTTGCATCGGCTCCATTGCGGGCCTGATCGTCTTCGGGCTCGTGGTCTGGGTCCTCATCGAATTGGGGACCTACCTCCACGGTCTGAACGGCTGGTGACGCGTGCCGCGTAGCCTCGCCATCCTCTCCATCGTGGCCGCCGCCGTGCTGGCCGCGCTCCAGCTCCCTGGATATGCCATCCTTCCGCTGGGCCTCACCATCATGGTGAACGGCCAGAAGTGGAACAAACCCAAGAAAGAGGACTGAAGATGCGAAAGTTCAGCAAGGAAGCGCGCGAGGACTGGCCCGTGGGTTGCGTGGTGGCGTTCTTCGTGTTCGCCATCCTGGTCAACCTCGGGTGGATCAGCCTCCTGGCGTGGCTGGTCATCGAAGTCATTCAGTGGATCGGACGCCACTAGGTGGCCGACGAAACACCGAGTGAGCCGGGGGCGGTCCCTGCGGGGCCGTCTCCGGACGCGATGCGATTTGCGAGGGCCCTTGGTTTGACCCTCCTCATGATCCCCGTGGGGGGTCTCGTCCTCATGATCTCTGGTAACGCCTTCCTGTACGGTTGGCTGGAGATCGTTCCGAAGATGTCGTACGGGCAAGCGTGCGGGGGTATGGCCCTCCTGTGGCTCGTCCGATTTTTCATGTACCGATAGGAGACCGAAAATGAACTTCAATGACGCGATGAAGAACCGTATCAGCGGTGAGCTGGTCCGCAAGCCCAAGGAAGCGCCGGTCCTCATGACCCCGGGCGAAGTCGCCAAGATCTTCCGCGTGGACCCCAAGACGGTCACGCGCTGGGCCCACGCCGGGAAGATCCGCTCCACCCGCACCCCGGGCGGCCACGTCCGCTTCTACCGTGAGGAGATCATGGAGATGGCGGAGGGCACCGGGAATGCTTAGCCCGGAGAGCTGGTTCGTTATCAGCTCCCTGGTAGGCGGAATCTGTGCCGTCCTCTCCATCGGGTGCGTGGTCTACGTGGTCCGGGCGGAGATGCGGAGGGTCAGAGAGGATGAAGAAGCACCGGAAACACCTCTTCGCGATGCGATGTCACGTGACGGGGAAACTGGGGTATAACACCCGCTCAGACGCTCGGGAAGCTCGGAGGTGGTCTCGCCTCATCAATGGGGAGAAAACCTCCGAGTGGAGCGTCTACCGATGCCAAGGATGCAATTACTGGCACATCGGGCATAACTACAACTACCGGCAACACCTACACGAGAGGGACAACGATGAACTACAAGGACCGCCTGAAGCGGTATGACGAAGAGCGCAAGCGACGCAACCGCCGCGAGAAGACCGCCGGAGGCTACACCTCCCCCCTGACCGATCCCACCAACCCGGCTTCGGTCTTCTACCAGCACCAGACGAACACCTTCTACGCGGACGGCTCCTACACCTCGGAGACCACCACGGACTCCGGCTACGCCTCGCGCTCGGACGCCTCCTACGGGTCCAGCTCCTACGACTCCGGCTCTTCGTCGTCTTCGTACGACTCGGGGTCGTCGTGCGGAGGTTCCTACGGTGAGTGAAGACACCAACACCGCTCGCGAGGAGATCAACGCGGGTTTTGACCCGCTGGAGCGCCGCATCCGGCGCGAAGGGCTCTGGGTCCCCCTGTTCACCTCGGTGGCTTGGACCGGTTCCCTGGGCCTGGTCATCTGGAGCGGGTTCACCGGGGAAGGCTGGGACGTGCTGTCCCACGCCATCATCCTGGTGTTCGCCATCATGATGGTGTGGTTCTACTGGGACACCGAGTCCCGGCGTCGGATCGCGGCCATGAAGTATGACACCGCCGTGGGCCTCCTGGACCACCTGGCGAAGGAATACGGCTGGACGTGGGAGAAGACGGACGAAGCGGGGTCGGTGTCGCTCCACGCCCCCGAGTCCGAGGAGGACGACGAACCCGCCGACACCGAAAAGTAACGGCGATCACGCAAGGCCCGGCATCGATGGGGTGTCGGGCCTTCCGTATGATTAAAGTGCATCTTCCGCACGTTTCGCTAGGATTTCGCCGTGTCTCTCGTATTGCTCTTCGTGTTTGGTTATCTACTCGGTGCGATCGGATCGGGCGTCATCGTGTCCACTCCCATCCGGCGTGTCATGGGCTTCAACGACGCCCGCCACGCCGACCCCGAGACCGAAGGGGACGCCCTCCTGGTGCTCCTCGCGGTCATCGTGGGTGTGGCCGCCATGTGGCCCGTCGCCATCCCGCTGTACTACGCAAGCCGCTTCATGACCGCTCAGGTAGACTGACAGGCAGGCCCCTCCGGGGGCCTGCCAGACGAAGGAAGGACTAAAGACCGTGCTCAAAGACGTTTCCCTCCACCTAGTCGAGACATACGAGGACGTGACCGCGTGCCTGGAATGGCTCTCCACGACCCAGAGTGACCGGCTGGGGTTCGACACCGAATCCACGGGCCTGAGCCCCGAGACGGACACGGTACGGCTCGTCCAGTTCGGCGACGCCTTCCACGGGTGGGCCTTCGAACTTCACCGCTGGTTCGGACTCGCCGAAGAGGTCATCCGGCGTTGGATCGCCTCCGGCCGCCGGTTCGTCGGCCACAACGCCCGCTATGACGTGGCGATGCTGCGCAAGCACGGTATCCACGTTCCCGTACACCTGGTGGACGACACCATGATGATGGCCCACATCGCCAACCCCACGGTCTCCATCGGCCTGAAGCAACAGTCTTCGCGCCACGTGGACCCCCGAGCCGCCGCGATGCAAGGCCAGTTGGATGCGGTTATGCGCTCGGGGAACTGGGGTTGGGCGACGGTTCCCGTGGCTACCACGGGGCCGGTGGCCGCGTACTGGATTTACGCCGCTCTGGACCCGGTGCTGACCGTCCGTTTGTGGAACCACCACGCCCCGTCCGTCCTCTCCGAATCTCCGCGCGCCTACGACCTGGAGGTGTCGGTGGGCTGGATCGCGGACCGCATGGAACGCGCTGGCCTCCTCCTGGACCGCTCCTACACCCTGAACCAGGGGGAGGAGTTCGCCAAGATGTACGACGACCTCACGGCGCAGTGCTACAACGACCACGGCGTGAACCCCGGCTCCAAGGAGGAGATCGTCCGGGCCTTCCTGGAAGACGGCGTGGACCTGTGGAAGCTCACCCCCACCGGGGACTACTCCCTGGACAAGGACGTAATCCGGGGCGTGAACCACCCGCTCGCGCGCCTCATCGAACAGCGCCGGAAGGTGGAGAAGCTGAAGTCCACGTACCTCCGGCGGTTCCTGGAGTACTCCCAGCATGACGGACGACTCCACCCGAGTATCAACACGTTGGGCTTCGCTGAGCAGTCGGCCGGGGCCTTCGGGGTGGTCACCTCGCGTATGTCGATGTCCCACCCCAACCTCCAACAACTCCCCCGAGGTAAAGACCCGCTGTCGCGAGTGATCCGTAACTGTGTGATCGCCGAAGAGGGGAAGACGCTCCTCATGGTGGACTTTGACCAGGTGGAGTTGCGCATCATGGCCCACCTGTCGGCGGACCCGGGGCTAGCCGCCGCCTTCGCCACGGAGGACGACTTCTTCACGACGCTGACCAGGGGTATCTACAAGGACCCCCGGATCACCAAGGAGGACCCGAAGCGCCAGCTCACGAAGTCGTACGTGTACGCCACGTTGTACGGGGCCGGGAACGATAAGCTCGCCACGACCACGGGCGTTCCGCTCGCCGAGATCGAAAAGCTGTCGGCCGACTTCGCCGCGTCCTACTCGGGGGTTCCCGCGTTCCAGCGCGAAGTCCAGCGCCGGGCCAAGGAGCGCGCCCAGACCGAAGGATTCCCGTACTCGCGGTCCCCGCTCACGAACCGGCGTTTCATGGGCGAAGAGGGCAAGGAATACAAACTGGTCAACTTCACCATTCAGGGAATGGCCGCCGAGATCCTGAAGATGAAACTCCTGGAGCTGGACGCGGCGGGGCTCGGGGACGTGCTCCGGCTCCCGGTCCATGACGAAGTGATCGTGGAAGTGCCTCACGAGGACGTGGCCGAAGCCGTCCACATCATGAACAGCGTGATGAACGACGACAAGCTGTTGTCCATCCCGCTCACGGCGGGCGTGTCCATCGGCGAGCGATGGGGAGAGAAGAAGGATTATGTCGAAGCCGCGTGATGAGTACGTGCTGATCGGGTTCGACCCCGGGGCGACTACGGGGGTCTTCGTGTACTTCGAAGACGGCATTCGCGACGCCTGCCAGTACCCCCGGGAGGAGATCGCCACACATACGGCGGACTGCCTGAAGCGGTGGTCCCGGGAGTACGGACCCCACAACCTCCACATCGCCGTGGAGAAGTACATCATCACCCCGAACACCGCGAAGCTGACACAGCAAACGGACGCCCTGGAGGTCACCGGGATGGTGAAGGGGTTTGCCCAGATCAACGGGATTGCGGACGTGCGCCAGTACGCGAAGTCCAATCTCAAGTTCGCCAACGACCGGATGTTGGACACCGCCGCGTGGCGGGTCCCGGGCCTCCCCCATTCCTGGGATGCCGCGCGCCAAGTGTTCGCGCTGTTGAAAGACCTGGACTACCCCCGGTGGTCAAAGATCGTGGCGGATGCTAGGCTGGACTCCGAAGACGAAGGAAGGAAGACGCCATGATGAAGATCGTTGCCGACGTTCACCCGCTGGACTCCACTAAGATCGTGCTCCACGCGCTGTCCCCGGCGGGGAACCTGGAACAGACCCTTTGGAACGACTCCTACCCCATCAAGGAGATCCCCGGCAAGCGCTGGGACAAGGAGACAGACCGCTGGACCCTTCCTTTGTCGTGGGCATCGTGCGTCGTCCTTCGGTCCCAGTTCGGGGAACGGCTCGTGGTGGGGAAGGCGCTGGGGGAATGGTCCCGTGGCCTTCGGTACCGCCGTGAAACCGCGCTGAGCCTTCGTGAAGCCATGGCTCCCGCCGACGACTACAGCCCGGTGAACGACCACGACGAAAAGCTGTATCCCTTCCAGATTCCCGGCGCTGACTTCCTGGTGACCGCTCGGAACGCGGTCCTCGGGGACGAGATGGGCTCGGGGAAGACCTTCCAGACGATCGCGGCCCTTCGTCGCGTGGACATGATGTCCGGCGTCGTGGAGGAGGGCTCGGAGGCATACCCCGCGTTGATCGTCTGCCCGAACACCCTGAAGCGCAACTGGGAACGCGAGATCCGCCAGTGGCTCCCCGAGGCGAACCCGTTCGTGATCCACGGTTCCGCCGCCAAGCGCCGGAAGCAACTGGCCGAAGCCGTGAAGTCCCCGAACGCGGTCATCATCATGAACATGGAGGCTATGCGCCTCCACTCGCGCCTGTCCGCCTACGGGAAAACCCGGCTGAAGAAGTGCCAGGAGTGTGACCCCAAGGCGGGGACCCCGGGTCTGAAGGTCTCGGCGTGCGAGACCCACCCCAAGGAGCTGAACGCCATTCCGTTCCGCGTGTGCGTGCTGGACGAAGCCCACCGCGTGAAAGACCCCAACGCCCTCCAGACGCGCGCCATCTGGAACGTGTTCCACGGCTCCACGGTGAAGTACCGCTGGGCGCTGACCGGGACGCCCGTGGCGAACCACCCCGGGGACCTGTGGAGCATCCTCCACACCGTGAGCCCCCAGGAGTTCCCCGCGAAGTCGGCGTTCCTGGAGCGGTACGCGCTCCTTCAGTTCAACCCTTTCGGGGGGATGGACATCATCGGGCTGAAGCCGGAGCGCAAGGAGGAATTCTTCTCCCTAGTGGACCCGATGTTCCGGCGCATGATTAAGGCCGAAGTCCTCTCCCAGCTCCCGGACAAGGTGTACATCCGCCGGGATGTGGAGATGGGCGTGGGCCAGAAGAAGGCGTACGAGGACATCGCGGACAACCTGGTCACGATCCTGGAGGACGGAACGGTTCTCGTGGCGAACGGGAACCTTGCCGGGGCTACCCGCCTCCTCCAGTTCGCTTCGGCGTACTGCGAGGTGGACAAGGGCGAGACCCCCGAGGACCCCGCCACGTGGAAGGTGACGCTCACGGACCCGTCCCCGAAGATCGATGAGCTTATGGAGATCATCGCGGACAACCCCGGCAAGCCGCTTGCCATCGCGGCGGAACACCGCCAGCTCATCGACTTGGCCGCGAAGCGGCTCACGGAGAAGGGTATTGAGTTCGCGACGATCACCGGCGGCGTGTCGGCGGACGAGCGGGACGAAGCGGTCCAGGCGTTCCAGGCCGGAAAGCTCGATTACATCCTGTTCACGTACAAAGCCGGTGGCGTGGGCCTGAACCTCACGCGGGCGGACACCCTGGTCCGGCTTCAGCGGGGCTGGTCCCTGGTGGAGCTGAAGCAAGGCGAAGACCGAATCCACCGCATCGGCTCCGAGGTCCACGACTCCGTGACGATCATCGACTTGGTGACCGCCGGGACGATCGAAGAGACCCAGATTGAACGGCTTCGTGCGAAGTCCGAGCGCCTGGAGGAGATCGTCCGGGACCGGGTTAAGCTTCGGAGGCTCGGCAAGTCCACCGCCGAGCTGGACGCGGAAGCCACGCGTCTGGAAGCCACCGGATTGATGGGGGACTGACCGATAGGCGGTCTACGCTACGACGACCCACGGGCCACTCCCGAGTACATCGTTCGGGAGCGGGCCCGTAAACGACTCGTCAACAGGGATGAGTGGGTACGGAAGATGTGGCCTCGCATTGAGGCCGAAGTGAAAGGAAGAGAAGATGCCAAGGAAGAGCAACGACCCTAACCACCCCGACAACAACGGGCCGATCCAGGACGACGGAACCCTGATCGGGTACTACCTGGAGCGTCAGCGCCGCTCCCGAATCCGCAACCCCGAACGGAGCGCGGGGGACACCCCGTCAAAGAAGAAGGACAAGGACCAGAAGTGAGCGACATCCGCAGGATCTCCCAATCGGAGATGAAGACCTTCCTCCGGTGCCGCCGGAAGTGGTACCTCTCGGAGTTCCGACGCCTTGCGCCGAAGGGCAACGACCCCACCGGCCCGCTGAAGTCCGGGTCCCGGGTCCACGTCGGGCTGGAGGCGTTCTACACCCCGGGCCAAGACGCCCTGGACGAGCTGAAGAAGGCTCAGGACCACGACTGGGGGCTGTACGCCGCGTACATGGCGATGACCGGGGACGCCCCGGACCAGGGCACCGCTGAAGCCTTCGCGAAGGATTGCGAGCTGGAGCGGGCCATGGTGGAGGGGTACGAGGAGTGGATAGCCGACTCCGGCGCGGACGCGGACCTGGAGTTCATCGCTACGGAGGAGATCGTCTCGGTTCCCGGTGACCGGGTGTTCCCGGTGCTGGCGCGTCGGTATGAAAAGCCGTTCGAAATCGTCGGCAAGCTGGACGCCAGGGTCCGCCGGAAGATGGACGGGAAGCGGCTCTTCGTGGACCACAAGACCGCCCAGTCCATCACGATGGCGCTCCCGATGCTCCAGCAAGACCCGCAGATGCTCCACTATCACTGGCTAGAGTCCTGGACCCAGGACGGAGCCTGGACGGACGGGGCTCTGTACAACGTCCTGAAGAAGGTGAAGCGGACGAAGGCCGCGAAGCCACCCTTCTATGCGCGATACGAGATCCACCACAACAACGCCGAGATCGGCTCGTACGAGACCCGGCTTCACGAGATCATCTCGGACATCTTCCGCATGGAAGCGGTCCTGGAGCACGCCTCTTCGGAGTCGGCCGGTCGGATCGCCTACCCGAACCCGACCCGGGACTGTTCCTGGGACTGCCCGTTCTTCACGGTGTGCCCGATGTTCGATGACGGCTCGCGCGTAGAACACGCGCTCCGTGATGGCTTCCGCGAGCGTGACCCGCTCGCACGCTACCAGGACCCGCCCCGGAAGGGTGTCTGATAGAATTAAGGACCGAAAGACGAATGGGGAAAGGACACGATGACCGAACGAAACCCGAGGCACAACGCTTCGTTTCTCCTGTACGGGAAGACGAAGGTAGGTAAGTCCTCACTTGCGGCAACAGCTCCAGGTCCGATCCTGGCGCTGGACGCCGAAGGGTCGTGGAACGCCTTCGATGGGAGGCGCAACCCCAACAACCCAGAACAGCCGTACCGGGTCATCTGGTGGGAGAACCCCGCCGAAGCCCCGCCGAAGGCGGACGGCACCTGGGATATCTGCGTGGTGGATATCCACCAGTGGGGCACGGTTGACCAGGTAATCAACTGGGTGATCCAGGCGGACCACCCGTTCCAGTCGATTGTCATGGACTCCGTGACCGAAGTCCAGAACCGGTGCAAGAAGGCGATTCAGCCGGACATGACCGGGCTTCAGCAACAGGATTGGGGAAAGCTCCTCGCGCACATGTCCGACCGCATCAAGCGGTTCCGCGACATCGTGAAGGACCCCAGGAACCCGGCGCGTTGCGTCGTGTTCACCTCGGAAGGCAAGCTCCAGCAAGACGGGAGCTATGTCCCGCACATGGAAGGCCAGCTTCGCAACGGCATCGCCTATTGGATGAACACCACGGCGTGTCTTCGCGTAGCCCAGCTCCCGAACGCGGACGGCATCGTGACGGATAACAGCCCGACCGTACGCCGCCTCCTGGTGAAGCCCCACCCGCTCTTCATCACGGGGAGCCACTTCGAAGACCGCTTCGAATCCAACACCATCGACAACCCGAACATCACGGAGATCATGGGGAACGTCTTCCCCGGTTTCCAACCGTAACGAAAGGATCACAACATGGCTGATCTCCCCTGGGACGAGATCGTTGCCGAAGCCGGGGACCGCTTCAACGTCCCCCCGGTCGGCAAGTACACGGCCCTGATCGAAGAGGCGGAGGCCACGGTCTCCAAGAGCACCGGCAACCCCATGATCGTGGTGAAGCTGAAAATCTCGGAGGGCCCGCACGCGGGCAAGCGTCCGAAGAAGGTGTACGTCACCAAGTCGGCCAAAGCCGCCGGGATGCTCATGGGCCACCTGAAGGCGGTGGGTATCGATGCGGAGACGCTGAAGAAGCACAAGCCCACCATGGCCCAGATCGCGGCCGTCATGGTCGGTAAGCGCGTCAACGTGGAGATCGTCCACGACGAATACCGGGGCGAGACCCAGGCGGTAGTCCAGTACTCCATGCGCCAGCCGGAAGGCGGGGCCGTTGCGGTTACCTCCTTCCCGGCGGTGGCGGAGCCGACTCCCGCCGCTGCGGGAGCCCCTGCCCAGGGCTTCACCGAGGACCCGGGCTTCTAACCAACTCGCGGGGGCCCTTCGGGGCCCCCGTCTTCGCGAAGGGCTACCGATGCCGAAGAAAGAAGTCCTCATACCGTACGAGCGTGACGGATCGATCCCCTGGGAACACCCGTGGAACGAATACCACTGGGACCTGGAGGCCGACGACTACGTACTGAAGCCGGACACCAAGTACGACTGGCGCAAGCCTGAGCACTTCCGGGCCCGGCTCCAGTTCCACGAGATCATCACCATCCGCAGCGGCTACACCGTGCGGATGAAGAACGCCGACACCGGGGCTATCTACCCCATGAAGGGGGAACAGTTCCTCAAGCTGATCCCGGACATGGTGTACGGCGTCCTTCCGGTCATGGTCTGGGAGCCGTACAGGGTGGGGAGCAACTACAACATCCGCCGGGTGACCACCGGCTAGGAAGGAACCACCATGTCATTCTGGGTAGCGAAGAACCGCCAGAAGGCCCCCGAAGAGAACGCCTTCGCCAAGCGGGCCCGCCGCAACCGGACGCGCAACCCCAACCCCGAGCCGGAGACGGCCCCAGAGCCGATCTCCGAGCCGGAGACGACGCCGGAGCCATCGGCGGTAGCGGACGCGATGCCGGACCTTCAGGCGCTCCGTGAGGCGGCGGAGAAGGCCGCTGCGCTGATCCACGCTGATGAGGTGAAGGCGGCGGACGAGCTGTCCGCGCTGGGCCAGGAGATCCAGGGCGAACCGGAGCCGGAGCCGGAGCCGGAGACCTCGCGCCGGGGCCGCAAGCCAGACCCGGCCGTGGCGGAGCGCACGGCCAAGATCCTGGAGGAGGTCCGCCAGGCCGGAGCCTCGGGGATCTCCAAGCCGGACCTTGCGGAGAAGGTCCAGGAGAAGGAGCAACAGGTTTACACGTCGCTCCGTCAGCTACAGAAGGACGGGAAGGTGGAGTCCAAGTACCTGGATGGGCTGGGGTACCGCTGGGTTGCCCTGTAAGCTGGGGAAACACCGAAGGGGGACCCCCGGGTTGACAGCCCGGGGGGACTCTGATAGATTACTCCCATCGACGCAAGACGGAACGACGAAAGGACGCACATGTCTGACAAGCCCTGGGATGACCTGGACTGGGAAAACGGGCAAGACATCGACGTTGACTTAAGGTAAGCTGAAGTCCCGGCTACGGTCGAGCATGGGAGCATGGTCTAGTGGTATGACATCCGCCTCCAAAGCGGAAGACTGGGGTTCGATTCCCTGTGGTCCTGCGGTGTGTTGGTCCGTACATCACTGAAGTGGTACCTAGCGCAATGCCAAGCGCAACGGACACGACCCGCGAGCCTAGCTAGCTCGGCGGGAAAAGGGCCCCCGGTGGCAGGGGGTTGACGCGGTAGCTCAGTGGCAGAGCACCCCTTGGGGAGGACCCGGGTTCGAATCCCGGTCGCGTTACAGATGCGGTACCGGCTCTGAAGCGGGTGCGTGAGGGTGTCGGCCATGATCGGGCGACGGACACCTGAACCGACACTGACGGCTTCTGACTGGACCTCGGGACGTGACTCCCCGGGGTGCCCGCGCTGATCGTCACGGATCAGGCGCGGGCCACGTAGCGGGACGGCGCGACGGTCGCGCATCGGCCTCATAAGCCGACGTTCACGGGTTCGACTCCCGTTCCCGCCACTAGGACGAGCCGCCTACTTTTCATGTCGTAGGGGGTACGACGGGGCCAAGCTGGAGGCTCGTCCGTTGGAAGGTGCGGAGCTGGGCACTCCGCCCCGGTTGCTAACCGGGTAGCCTGAAAGGGCTGTGGTTCGATTCCACCACCTTCCGCTTGGGTAGGGAAGTCCAGTGGTGGACACCTGGTTTCGAAAGCCGGGGCATCCGAGAGGGTGGGGGTTCGACTCCTCTTCCTACCGCGTACACAACTTCACACAACGCGCTTTCTAGCGGGGGTGTTTCGATCCTTTCTGACCCGCAAGCGCATGGGCTCCAGGCGTCTCGCTAACGCCGTCCGAGTCCAGGGGTGGGCTCCTCCACAGCCCGCCCCGAATCCCCGTCAGCCACAGGTGTGGCAGGGTGCCTGTAAAGCACTCGTCGTTGACATGGGAGGTTCGATACCTTCGGCGGGGACGGGTTCACACCGCAGACAGCACCCCGGGACAGTCCCGGGTCACTGACTGGTGAACCTAGCGTAAACATTCCGGGGCTCGGAAGTAGTGAGCCGAGCCCCACCCGCCGCGTTGGTCTAGTGGACTGGATACCGGATTCTCATTCCGGGGGTACGGGTTCGATCCCCGTACGCGGTACGGCGACAGGACGCGACAGAAGGAAGGTCGTCAACTAGCTGAGCCATCGGCTAGCGGGCTGGGGCGTCCACCAGCCCGAATAATAATCGGTTGTGGTGCAACTGGAAGCACGCTAAGCTTTGACCTTAGAGGTTCCTGGTTCGAACCCAGGCAACCGAGCGTGATCCTGGGTAGCTCAGCGGCAGAGCGGACGATTGTTAATCGTTTGGTCGGTGGTTCGATCCCACCCCTGGGAGCTGTACAACTTCATTGATCGGTAGTTCAACTGGAAGAACGCCCGGCTCTGACCCGGGAAGTTGTAGGTTCGAATCCTCCCCGGTCAGCCAAGCTCCGGTCGTCTATGGGTTAAGATCCGAGATTTTCACTCTCGGGTACAGGGTTCGAGTCCCTGTCGGAGTACGCAAGTAACTACATGCTGTGTTAGCTCAGGGGTAGAGCATCGGCTTGTCACGCCGAAGGTCACGGGTTCGATACCCGTACATAGCGCAAGGTCCCGACCGCGACAGGACGGCCGGGCCCGTAACGAGATGTGGCCCAATGGTAGGGCACCTGATTTGGGATCAGGGGGCCGAAGGTTCGATTCCTTCCATCTCGACTGTGGCTGTAGCTCAGTGGTAGAGCGCCTGAATGTGACTCAGGATGCCGTGGGTTCAACTCCCACCAGTCACCCCGCCCGGGTAACTCAGGGGATAGAGTGCCAGGTTCCGAACCTGGTGGACGAAGGTTCGAATCCTTCCTTGGGCACGCAAGTACAACTGGACATGCTCCGATGGCGGAACTGGAAGACGCCCCAGGCTCAGACCCTGGTGTCCGTAAGGGCGTGAGAGTTCGAATCTCTCTCGGAGTACTACGCCCTGGTAGCTCAGCGGATAGAGCGACGGTCTACGAAGCCGGAGGTCGGTGGTTCGAATCCACCTTGGGGCACAACGGCAGTACCGGCCGTCAAGAACCGCTCAGAGAAGTTCGACAACAGGTGCCCCACGATGTGCGATGGGGTTACGGAGGACAGTAGGGACGCACTCCCTGGACCTCCGTCACATGCGGTAGTAGCTTAGTGGCAAAGCATCCGGCTTCCACCCGGATCACGGGAGTTCGATTCTCCCCTACCGTTCGCCAGCGTAGCTCAGGGGACAGAGCGGCCGTTTCGTAATCGGCTGGTCCGGGGTTCGAATCCTCGCGTTGGCTCCAGGTCTCGTTAGCTCAGTTGGTAGAGCTTCGGAGTGAAGTCCCGAGCGCGGCGGTTCGATCCCGTCACGAGACACGTAACAACTTCATCACGCACCGCTAGCTGAGGGGATTAGCACCTGGCTCTTAACCAGGGGACCTTGGTTCGATTCCAAGGCGGTGTACTTCGCGCCGTTAGCTGAGTGGCTTAGCACCCGACTTTTAATCGGGGGACCGGGGTTCGATACCCTGACGGCGTACACGTCCCTAGCTCAGCGGACAGAGCTGGAGCCTCCTACGCTCCGAGTCCCGGGTTCGAATCCCGGGGGACGTACAACGCGGTAGCTCAGTGGTCAGAGCGCTATCCTGATACGATAGTGGTCCGGGGTTCAAATCCCTGTCGCGTTACGCACCGATAGCACAACGGAAGTGCATCTGTCCTACAAACAGAGGGTTGGGGGTTCGAATCCCTCTCGGTGTACGCAGAGTCAACCTACACCGGTTAAGGGTTGCCTGTGAGGGAAGTCGGCTAGGGATAGCGCCTCGGGTCGATGGATCGTGTCTGGTGGGTTGGCACGGTCGCAAGGGCTGTTAGCTCCAATTGGTAGAGCGTCTGTTTTGCAAACAGAGGGTTGTCGGTTCGAATCCGTCACGGTCCACGGTAAGGCTCGGGAGTTCTAGACTCCCCCGGGCCTCCCGCCGGAGCCGTCAGAGCCCCGAACCTCGGAGGGTGGCCGCCCGTTGAAGAGGGACATGGGGAACACTGCCTACCGGCGTTATGGCGTGATGACCGAGCGGTTAGGTGCTGGACTGCAAATCCAGTCAGGTGGGTTCGACTCCCGCTCGCGCCTCCAAGCAACAACGACGAAAGGATGACATGACGTACGAAGAGTACGAACCAGACCACTACCTCCAGCCCATCACGCTGGAACAGGAAACGTACCTGTGCGACATTGACGGGACACTGACCTGGAGGCACCCGGACAACCTGGAGTTTTCCAACACTCGGGGTATCCACGAGTACCACCGGGTCAGTGAGGACATGTACCACCCCGACGTGTTCAACACGGTGGGGGCCCTCCAGCAAGCCGGAGCAAAGATCATCTTCGTGTCCGGTCGGCCGGAGTCGTGCCGCAAGGACACCGAAGCGTGGATCAACGCGCCGGAGATCCTGAAGACGGACCGGGACAACCCGCTGTACATGCGGACCACCGGGGACCGAAGGCCGGACACGATCGTCAAGCGCGAGCTGTTCGACAAGTTCATTCGGCCCCAGAACCTCTACATCCTGGGCGTCTTCGATGATCGGAACCGCGTCGTGAAGATGTGGCGCGAACAGCTCGGCCTGACCGTCTTCCACGTCGCGGACCACGACTTCTAGCACTTGACGGGGGCCGTTCCCACAAGTTATCTTGGCGGGGACGGTCCCTGTACCCACAAGACGAAGGACGACACGATGGTACTCATGATCTTCACGTTCACGCTCACGCTGTACACGGCCCTGGCCGTCTCGGTGTATCGCTGGATCAACGGCGGGGGTGAGTGGTGAACTGGTATCGGTTCAAAATTGAACTATTCGCCTGGGTCTCCACCACGGCGCTGGCAGTGCTCACCACGATCACGGCTATAGCTGTCCTGTACCCGCCCCAGGGCCCCGGTTGGATGCGAAGTTACCCGGTGTCCATGCGGTTGGTGGCGGAACACGAGTACATCGTGCCGTACGCCTTGGTGGTCCTCGTGATCCTCCTGTGGCTGTGCCGTTGGAAGGCGCTTCGGATTGTGCGCTCAGACCGGCGGTACGGGACACGATAGGGACCCCCCTTGCGGAGGTCCCTAGACGTGCTGTATGGTGGTTTCTACAAAGACGAACGACGGAAGGACAGCACCATGTACACCCAGGACACGCCGATGGCGATCACGAACCCCGCGAGCGAAGCTCAGATCAACTACATCCGCGTTCTGGTGGACAAGAAGTACCCCACCGCTGAGCGCGCCCAGTACATCGATTTCCTGGACAACGCCGTGATCTCCAAGGCCCGCGCCTCCGAGATCATCACCCTTCTGAAGACCCTTCCGAACGTCTTCGTCCAGGAGGAGACCACCGAGGAACTGGACCTGGGCATGTACCAGGTTGACGGCGTGATCTACAAGGTTCAGCGCGCCGTCCACGGCTCCGGCTTCCTGTACGCGAAGCGCTGGGACGAAGAGTCCCAGAGCTTCGAAAAGGAGACGGGGGCCATCCGCAAGATCCGCGCCAGCCACCGCATGACCCTGGAAGAGGCGGCCCGCTTCGGCCAGATCACGGGGACCTGCGGTCACTGCGGCCGGACGCTGACCGATGAGGACAGCATCGCGGCCGGTATCGGCCCTGTCTGCGCCGGTAAGTACAACTAAGGAGACCGATGTCCCGACCCGGTGACAAAACCGAGGCCCCTCGCGCGAGCGGGGGGCTTCGTGCCGACTGGAGGACCAGGGCGGCTTGCCGTGGCTATGCGAACGCCTCCGGTGACCCCTGGGACGCTGACCCGAATGTGGGGGTGGTGAACTCCACCGCCAAGGCGTTCTGTTCCACATGCCCGGTCAAGCGCGAATGCCTCTTGGAGGGACTGAGGAGTGACCGCCTGAACGGAGGAGACGCCTTCGGGATCTGGGGCAACACCGCGCCGAAGCAACGCCGGGCCATGGTCCGGCTTCGCTACCGTCTCGGGTGCCCCGTGTGCCATGGGAAGCTGGTCATCACCTCGGAGGGCGAAGAGTGGCAGGCGTGCGCATCCTGCGGGATCACCTGGCGGTGCCGCAAACGCGAAGTGTTTACGGACGGTAGTGGGCAACCCAGTTGACCGGGATGTCTACCCACGTGGACGTGTCCGACGACGCGCTGAAGACGAACATCGTAAACCCGGTGGTCGTCGGGTTGATCGGCCGGGCGATCCAGCGGGCCGTCACCCCCGAGCCGGAGTCGATGTTCCCGAAGACCTTCGGGACCGCCGGGAAGGTGAAGCCGAAGTTCACCGGGACCGTGGTGGAGTTGACACTAGTCAAGCTGATATTGACCGTGCCAGTCCTGGTCCAGTTCGTCAGGTTGGTGATGCTCGTCTGGTTTGCCGTGATGCTGGCCTGATTCGCTGCGATCGAAGATGCCTGGTCCGTCACGGTGTTGTTCAGAGCGGCCAGAGCCGCGTCTACCTGGATAGCCAGAATGGGCATCGTCGTTGTCGGACCGCCGGTTAGTGTCGTCCCTGGGAGGGACGTAGGCGATTCGTAGTCGAATCCGTAGTTACTCGTGTTCGGCATCGGGTCCCCTAGTTGAACGTGGCGGAGAAGTGCGTACTCGAAATGCGAACCACGTCATCCGTGGAGATCACGGAGTTGGAATGCATGTCCGCGATGACCACGGTCCCGTTCGTGTTCATGAGCGCGGAACCGGAGGTGACGCTACACTGGATCGCCGTGTACGTCTGGAGCACCGGCCGGGCGGCCGTGGTGTTGATCGTACACAGCGTGGTGTCCGTGACGTTACCGGCGGAGTTGGCGGGGAAGTTACCCCCCGTCCTGGTCAGCACGATGACGACGGAGACGACCGGCCCCCAGTGCCGATATTGGCTCGTGGTCACGGTGTAGCCGCCAGCGGGAGCCACGCTGAGAGCAATCCAGCCCGTGTCCGAAGGCGTGGCCGTCTGAATGGTGCTGATATCCCCTTCAGCGGCGGCTAGGCGCGCGTCGATACCCGCTAGAGCCGTCTCCACCTGTTCGGCCAGGATAGGGGACGAGCCGTCCGAGTCCCCCGTCAGGGTGATTCCCGGCTTCGTCAGCGGGGTTTCGTATTCGAAGCCGTACGTCGGCGTCATAGGCATTAGAGGACTCCCACGTGAATGATGGTGGACTGGCGGGTGGCAATGTTGATCGGGGAGTCAACATCAAGAGGAATCGACACGCGGTCAACAATGTGTACCTCTCGGGTACCGTCATTGTAAACCACCCGAAGCACATCGTAAGGACGCACAGCCGGGTTCGGCACCGCCGACAGGCCCACGTCGTACGGGGCTCCGAGCGACTGGCGGAGGAGGTTCACGGCCGCGTTCTCCGCCTGGGGTTCAGTAGTGATGAACGAAGACGAGTAGAAGCGCGGCACCCGACCGAAGGGCCCACCGAAGAACGTGGGGCTGGACTCCTGGGCGTTGATCGCCACCGCCCGCACGGGGTTCAGGTCGTCGGCACCTTCACCTGTCACAACCACGGCGTTGTACACGCCGTCCCGCGAGATGGATCGGTTGGCCTGGACCATAACCCCGTCCCGCCCGGCCTTCACACTCCAGATGATGTCCGTCTCCGAAGGGATCGTACGGAAGACCAGACGCCCGATCTCGTCCCAATAGAAGATCTTCCCCAGTCCGTCCGCCAGGGTCTTGATGACCTCCAGGCGGGATTCCTCAGCGATCAGGGAGCGGCCTAGCTGCGACTCGTCCGAGTCGTCATCCCAGACGATCACAGCATTGGGGTAGACCTCCTGAACCACTTCATTGATGATGTCGCCCACGAGCGTCCCTGTGAGCCACTGGCGCGGGGACATGAACCGTGAATCAATGATCGTCGCCATGCGGTCGTCAAGGTCCAGCGCCAGGGGGCCCCGGGCCGCATCGGACTGGGCGGTCTTGCTGATCCGGTAGTAACCCAGAGGGGCCCAGAGCGTGCCACCCGCTCCAGTCTCCACCCCACGGGCTAGGAAGACCTCCGATCCGTACGGAGCGAAGCGGAGGTCCCGAGCGTTCGGCCAGTCCTGGGCCACGGTCACGCCGCCCGTGGATCGGATATCGGCGGTGGCGTCGTACTCGACTTCACCGCCGATCACGCGCATGGCGAGTCCGAACGGGTCGCTTCCGGTCTGGAAGCCTTCCACGAGCGTGGCGCGGAAGCGCGCCGTATGCGATCCTGCGATGAGCTGGGCGAAGTCGGCGGCGGTAACCACTTAGCTCTGCCTTCCGTACAGTCGGTCCAGCCCGATATGGGTAGTCCCGCCGCTGGTGTTGCGTGCCTCCAGTTGGAATTCCACTTGGCCGCCGGGGGTGAACGTAGTTCCGAACGTCGGCACATCGAAGATGCCGGACGCGGTGCCGGTACCACTCGCGCCGGTGAAGTCACCCGATCCGGGGTTGACGCGGATACGCCACTCCGGGGAGCCGGTGGCCGTCACGACCACCCCGTACGCCACTCGGGGGTGGTACACGGGGTTGAAGCCGCGCCAGATCGGGGTAAAGCTGGCCGACGTGGTGGCAGGAAGGAAGGTGGTTCCGAGCTGTTGGGCGTTCGTGGTGGGGAACATGTTGTATGGAATCCAGGGGTCGGCCATGCCCACGCCCCCCGTCGCACCGTTGGAGGCGAAGAGGTCGTTACCTGCCTGATCTTTGATCTGGATCGTCTGGGAGCCGGGGGTTCCTGTCGTGATAATCGACGTGGAGCCGTTGGCGTAGTTCATGTCCAGGGTATCGGTGTTGAAGATCTGAATTGCCCTGGTGCTGGCGGGGTCCCCGTAGAACAGGATCGTCAGCGGCTCGCCTTCGGTGTCGGACCCGAAGTACACCTGGTCATACTCGCCGTTCTGGGTGCGGAACCGTACCTGGCCCAGGTAGAAGGTTAGGTCCGCGATGAACTCGCCTGGATTCGACAGCTTGCCGATGATCCACCAGGTACCCACACCCTTGGCGTTCTCCGGGGCCCAGCCCATGAGGCCGACGACATCGCCCGGCTTAAGAACCAGGTTGTTCAGCCCTTCGATCATGGGCACGTCAGTGATCGTGATCCCGCGCCATTCGATGGTGTTCCGGAGGTTGATCCGGTCCCACGTCAGGATCTTCCCCTGACTGAACTGGACGCCCTTAGACGGCGCTGGGGTCAGCAACGCCGCTAGGTCGTTATTCGCACGGTCGCTCACAGTACTTCACCTCCGAATGAACTTGCGTTCCCCTCCTCTAGCCAGAGGTCTTGCCAGGTCGGCCATGTGGCCCAGACCGTTTCCCACGTACCTTCGGGCCCGATCATGTCCCAGAGCATTTGCCACGTCATCGTGGTGGGGATGACGCCCGCCTGGTCCACGGCGGCCACCCGAGTGAATCCGACAGTCCATCCCCGGATGTTCGTTCCTCGGAGTGAGTGCCGCTCTTCGTGGCCGTCCCACATTACATAGCCGTCCGGGATGCCGGAGTAATCGGTGGGGCAGTCCTCTTCCGTGTCACCCGGGGGCTGAAGGTACAGGATGCCGCCGTACGTCAGGAGGGACCGCACCCCGCGAAGGGTGTCTTCGTCTTCCGTCACGAACGTGAGCGTGAAGGAGCCGGACGAGCCCACGTCGGCAATCGCCAGGATCTCGTGGCGTCCCTTGATGTCGAAGAACCCGGCGCGGGAGTCGCGGTTCAACGCGTCCCAGTCCACGCAATCCAGCTCCCGGTTCAGGAGGGGGTACGTGATGGACTTCAGGAAGGTTTCCGCCTGGGTGGGGGTAACCGTGGCCGTGTCACCCACGGTTGGCGGGATCGTGTGCGCCTCCATGGGGCCGAACCACTGTTCGAAGGCGGCACCGCTCCCCTTGAAAGACCGCATGTTGACGGCGGTACCTGCGACGATAGACGTATCGGTCACGAAGAGTGACCAGTTCGTTGGTTCGTCGTCACCTTCCTGCCACGCCTTGGCCGCCAGGCTCGTCCCCTGAACCCGAAAACGGACATGCCAGGGGATACCAGGGGTCCACGTCCCCAAGGTGGTGGTTCCTAGCTGGGTGTACGAATCGGCAATGAACTTCCCGATCCGTAGCTCAACATCGAAGTCATTCCCTTCAGGGCGGAATCGGATGTTCGATTCATACATGTTGTTGAAGTCGGTGGACCGGAGGCCCACGCCCCACTCCACTGACTGGTCCATGGAGTCATGGGACCCCGGGAAGATCGCGGACCAGGTGATATCCCCGTCCGTCAGTCCCGGGATGGCGTCGGTCAGTTGCTCAGCGATCCGTCCAGCGGGTTGCGTGCTGCGGACCACGCCCACGCCGTTGTTCACCCAGGCATTGAAGCCGGACGACGTAGAGCCCACGTTCCAGTCCTGGCCCGTGTCGGCGGTTCCCCAGTCCACGCCGGGCACAGGGGAAATCGTGATGATCGAAGCGCCGGACTGGACAGTCCAAGTACGTCCGGCGGAATCCACGAAGTTAGTAGTACCTGCGGCTTGATTCTGGAAGAAGGGGTTCGCGACAATCGTTCCGAGAATCCCGTTACGAACGCGGGCGGCGTGGACCTGCCCGGTAAGCTTGGCGCTTCCGCCGTTGTTCCAGGAGCCGACTTCCAGGACCGATGATCCAGCGAAGATGCTTGTGGTTCCGGTCGCGGTACGGGGGTCACCCAGTTGGGTCCAAGGACCCGCCAGGCTCGTCCCCCCCGGAGCGGTGTAGAAGGTGGCAGTCCTCCCCCCCGAACCGTTGTTCACGTCCAGGGTGGCGCGTACCGCCAGACGGCCCGTGGAGATGGGGACCGCGACGTTGGAGGTCAGCGAAAGGACGGTCCCGTTGGTGCCATCCGTGGACCACCACAGACGAAGACGGCCCGTGGACTCCAGACTGAGGAGGTAGGACCGGTTATTGCTGGCCGTGTCCCACTTCGCCACCAGGCCCCGTTGGGTGCTGACCCACTGTTCAATGGTGACATCGATGGCAATATCGATGTCACCCGTGATGTCCAGGGCCGCCGCGTCAGGAGTGCTGGCGTAGCTGTTGACGGCTCCAGTCAGCTCCAGCGTGCCCGCGCTCGGGTATGCGCGGTTGAAGGAGTCGTAGAAGACCGGCTCAATGATGCGGTACTGGTTCTCCCGGTTGGGCGCATACTCGTAGTCGTCCACGACCGTGACGCCCTGGGTTCCCATGCCGGAGCCCCCGCGCACGTCCACCCACGTGGTTCCGCCGTCCGTGGACCGTTGGAGCCGGTAGCGGACATTCGTCGTGGGGCTCCCGAGCGTGAGCCGGACACGCCCCAGGGTCGGGAGGTACTGCGCCGTCAGCGTAGCCATTTAGTGATTCCTCCTGGTGCCCGACCGTGCGCGTCGCAACATCTGTTGATTCATTTCGTTTTGCTTCTCCACCACGATATCAGTTAGCTCACGCTCGCCGATCCGCACGATGAAGTAATTGTCTCCAGTCTGGCCCATGGCCGTGACCGTGCCGCTGTCGGCTCCGGCTGTAGCCTGTCCGCTCACTCCGGCACGGCTCAGCGCAGACGCCAGTACGTCCGTGACCCGGCTGTCCTCCAGGGGAAGCACCGCCTCCGTACCGGCTTCACCCACCATGGCGAGCGTTGGGCCCGTGACCAGACCACCGCGCGCCAGGTACGGGATGTTCGGCGTGGAGACCGTGACGCCAGGCGTAGAGCCCAGGGGGCCCAGGTCCACGGACGGCACCGAGAATGACAGGTTGTTCCAGCCGGAGATGATGGAGTTGATAGCCGACTTGAAACCGTCCCAAAGCGGACTAAAGATACCGCTTAGGGCACCGCTGATCTTGCCGGGAATTCCCTTGACAAAATTGACAAAGGTGTTGAAACCGGTCTTGATGTTGTCAATTTGGGTCACAGCGGCATTCTTCAGGGCATTGAACCCATTTTTCACAGGCGTGAAGACCTGGTTATTGAGGATCGTCCATCCGGCTTTGAAGAGCGTCACCAGGGCGTCCCATCCGGTGGTGATCTCCTCCACCCGCTGGACGATCAGATCCTTGATGAAGTTCCAGACGATTTCGATCCCGGCACCCGCGAGCTGGAATTGCTGGACGAGCCACTGGATAGCCGAGCCCAGGAGCGTGACCAGGATGTCCGCCAGAAGTTCGATGATCGGGACGACGAACGGCACGATGACGTTCTCTACCAGCCACAGGAGGATGTCTCCGAGCACCTGGATAATTGGCGCGAGGACGGCTCCGATCAGGTCCGCCACCACCCCGAACAGTTCGATCAGGGGCGTCAGGGCTTCGATGATGGGGGCCAGGGCATCGAACAGGACCGTGAAGATGGGAGCTACCGCTTCTAGGACAGAAGCTACCAATTCCAGGGCAACCCCCAGATTGTTAGCCAAAAGGTCCACAAGTAGCTCAATTAGGGGCATAACGGCATCAAGCGCCTCAACTAGGATTCCTCCCAGTAGCTCAATGATTGTCGTCAATGGGGGGATTAGGGGGGAAATGGCCGAAGCCACTACCATGAGAATTGGCGCGAGTGCGGAGAGTACGGACCCCACCAGCTCGGACAGAGGACCCAGGAGGGGAGAAACTACACCAAGGATGTTCGCCAGCCCGGAGATGATGGGAGGCAGGGCGGGAGCGATGCCCGCGAGGACATCGCCGAAGGCGGCCCCCACGTTGTTGAGGGCTTCGAAGATGGTAACCAGTACCTCTTGGCCCTGGGCGGACGCGAGGAATTCGTCAAAGACCCCCAGCACCTCCCCGAACACTCCGAGGATGTTGCCACCCGTGGCCGATGCCGCCGCGCCGATGGACCCGAGGATGCCGACGATCGGGGACAGGATGTCCCCGATGGCGGAGAAGACCGCTAGGGCGTCGTGAACCCATTGCGTGGCCTGCCCGGTGGCCGCCGCCTGGTCTAGGAACTGGGCGAACCGGAGGATCAGGTCCGCGAGTCCAGCTCCGGCGTCGGGGCCGAAGGCTTCGTTAATGGCCGTGCCGACGTTCAGGAGCGAACCGAAAAGGATCATGAGCGGTTCGCTGATACTCTCGATGACCTGGGCCATGATCGCGAACGACTGGGTTACGAAGTCCACGCCCTCCTGGGAGGTGGCGACGATCGCAAGATTCTGGATCACGCCGTTCATGGCGGACGCTACGGAGGTCATGCCCTCCGAGACGGGACCCATCAAGGTGTCCGCCAGGCTGGTCAGTACGTCGTCAAAGTCCTGGAAGAAGGCGTCCTGTACCCGGTCGCGGAGCGCGTCCAGTTGGGGAGCCATGTCCCGGAGCGCCTGAGCCGCCGCCTGGACGTTGGGGGCCAGCCACTC